GAAAACGATCCAAATATTTTATACTCAACTGTAAAATTTAAATTACAGGATTTGATAGATGCTGGTGTTTTAGCTATACAATTAACGGGTTACGATACTAGTTTGCCTTGTGACATTGTTACTAAAAAAATATTTAATAATTATAAACATTTGGAACTTTAATACGATGACAAAATTAGTTTTACACGATATAGATACAATTTTTATGAGCTATGATGAACCTAATGCTGAGAAGAATTATTCTGAGTTAATAAAAATATTGCCCTGGGCCAAGAGAATCCACGGAGTAAAAGGAAGCGATAGCGCCCATAAAGCAGCAGCTAATCTCAGTGAGACTGATAGATTTATAACAGTTGATGCTGATAATGTTGTAGATCCAGATTTCTTTAAGAAAACTATTGAAATCACAAAAGAAAATAAAAATTTTGTTTTTAGTTGGTGTGGAAGAAATGCAGTCAATGGATTGATATACGGAAACGGCGGATTGAAATGTTGGACTAAAGATTTTGTGCTCAATATGAAAACCCACGAGAATTCAGATCCCAATGATGATGAAAGTGTAGTTGAATTTTGTTTTGATCCTAGATATTATCAATTTAACGAATGCTACTCAACTAGCTATATCAACGGAAGTCCTTTCCAGGCTTGGAGAGCTGGGTTCCGCGAAGGTGTTAAAATGAGCTTAGATAGAGGCGCACTTGCTAAGGATATCAAAAAAATATGGTGGCAAAATTATCAGAGATTGTTAATATGGTCAAATGTTGGAGCAGATGTAAAGAATGGATTATGGGCCATGTATGGGACACGTCTTGGATGCTATATGACTAACTGCACTGATTGGGATTATGTAAATGTTAGAGATTTTGATTATCTAACAGCGTTTTGGAAAAATAAAATTGAATCAAATATCTCAGAAGGTTCATTACTTGAAGAAATAGCCAATTTAGGTACAGAATTGCAGGATAATCTCAACTTAGAAATGGCTGTATTAGATCCTGATGCTAGCAAGTTTTTTAAGAGAGTATATCAAAATACTCCTAGGATAATTGGAAGATAAGATTTAAAACTTATACCCAAATTTTTCTATATCAGCAGCAAACATTTTTGCCACTAACGATTTGGTTTTTTTATCGTAGTGTTCACGATATTCGGGTATTTTACTAAACCATTGTAACGGTTCTTGGCATTCAAAATAATCCTGTATTACTTTAAAATCTTCATCTAATGTCTCTACTTTAAAAATATAATCAGCTTCGCGTATATTTCCGTTTTCGTCTGTATATCTTATCCAATCTACCTGCGGTTGTAGAGCATTCATACGGGTATTGTTAGATGTATCTTTTGGACGTTTTTCATACAAGAAATTAACAAACGTGTGGAAATCACAATCTGCTCTTGGGTCTTTGTTTTCAGCCATAACTAAATAGGCTAATCTGATACGTGCCCAAGGATTCATAACTACTGCTATGACTTTAGTGCATGGATAATATTCTTCACGTTGTTGTAGATTTACTTTTTCAGTGTCTAATTCTTCATCTACTATTAGCCGATACATTGCAGTTTTTGGAGCTATACAATGGAACCAATATTTTACTTCACTAATGCCTAGATATGACATTGGAAATGTTACATACATGAAAAAGGAATTATCTGTTTTATAAGTTTTGGACATTTGTTTAATTATATAGCAACACGCAAACTAAGTCAAAATATTTTCTAGATTTTGTTATAGTAATAAGTACTACTTTAATTAAGGAGATGATATATGAAAAATATATCGATGATTGGATGTGGTAAATTAGGGCTTCCCTGTGCTGAAGTAATGAGTCAACATTATAATGTTGTAGGATACGATCCAATAAAAGATCCCCTAGCAACTATTCCATTATTGGATTCAATTCAAGCCGCAGTTGAAGGGAGAGATTTGATATTTGTAGCAGTACCTACACCACACGATCCTGCTTATGGCGGTTCGACACCGATCGCTGATATGCCTCCAAAGGATTTTGATTATAGTATAGTGCAAACTGTGTTAACTGAGATTAACAAATATGTTAACAACGATCAATTGATAGTTTTAATATCTACAGTACTCCCAGGAACTGTCCGCGCACATTTGCGTCCTTGCATTACAAATGCCCGTTTTATATATAATCCCTATTTGATAGCAATGGGATCGGTTAAGTGGGATATGGTGAACCCCGAGTGCTTAATCATTGGCACCGAAGATGGATCAGAAACAGGAGATGCACAATTATTAGTCGATTTCTACAAACCATTAATGGAAAACAATCCCCGTGTTAATATTGGTACGTGGGACGAAGCAGAAGCTATCAAAGTTTTCTACAATACCTTTATCTCAGCTAAAATTGGTCTAGTTAATATGATACAAGATGTTGCTGAAGCAAATGGAAATATCAATGTTGATGTAGTAACTGATGCACTCAAAGCAGCAACACAGCGTATTACAGGTCCTAGATACTTAACTGCGGGATTAGGAGATGCTGGAGCTTGCCATCCAAGGGATAATATAGCTTTGCGATTTTTAGCAGAAAAGCTAGATTTAGGTTACGATCTATTCCATGCGATTATGCATAGTAGAGATAAGCAAGCTGAACGTATGGCAAACAAATTAATTGTTCTTAGCAAAGAAAATGATTTACCAGTAGTGATACACGGTAGGGCTTATAAGCCATATGTTCCCTATACTATTGGCAGTTATAGTGAATTAATTGGATATTTTGTTAGAGAAGCAGGTGTACAATTAACATATGTTGATCCCTTAACAGGTGATGATACTATGATTGATAGTCCAGCTGTTTTCCTAATGGCACATAATGCTAAAGTAACATATTTAGGTACAGGTGTAAAATTAGAAACAGATAGTCTATACTGTGATATTCCTAAAGGTAGTATCGTTGTAGATCCCTGGAGACAAATTCCCCAAATGGATGGCATACGTGTAATACATTATGGAAATACTAGAGGCCAATTATAATTGTATGATATTTTTTATATAAAACATCCAAAAGAAGATGACACTAAGATAGATCAACTTAGGTCTAGGTTTCCATTTGTTAAGATTGTTGATTATTGTGATAATTTTTTTGAAGCATTTCAGAAAGCACAAAAAAAATCAGTGACTAAATTCTTTTGGATATTTGATTATACTGTTAGATTAAATGAAGATTTTAATTTTGATTATTCTGTAGATGATTGTGATCTAGATTTTATCCATGTGTTTAACCATCGTGTATATCTAGTACCAAAAAAATATCAATTTTCAAAAGAAGAAATAAAATACAACTTTCTTAAAAAACAAAAAAAGATAGATATAACTGTTAGTGATTATCCTTACGATATTTTTATGATAGATTCTTACGAAGAATATCTAGTAGCATTAGAAAAATCAGAAACTTCTATGTTTTGGGTTATTTCTAAAAAATTAGATATATTTGAAAATTTTGAATTTGATCTTTATTTTTATCCAAATAACAAGTATGATAATAACGAAAATCACGCTTTTTTAAACAAAGTTAATAACACCGCATCATATAACGGCGTGTTTTTATTATCAAAAAACAAAAAATTAACCAAAAAAGAAGTAACATTGAGGTTTTTGAAAAAATTCAAAGAACACGATATTTTAGCAAGTTCTGTTAAACCCTATGATATAGTTTTTATAAGCTACAATGAGCCTAATGCTGATAAAAACTATGAAGAATTAAAGAATAGATTTCCACAAGCTAAACGTATACATGGAGTCAAAGGCATACACAATGCACATATCGAAGCAGCTAAACTATGCAAAACATCAATGTTTTGGGTAGTTGATGGTGATGCTAGGCTTTTAGAAGAATTTGATTTTACTTATAGATTTACAAAAGACAACGAAGACGGTGTTTATGTCTGGAGGAGTAAAAACCCTATCAATAATCTAGTATATGGATACGGTGGTGTAAAATTATTACCTAGATTATTAACGATCGATATGGATGTTAACTCACTTGATATGACTACGAGCATTAGTAAGAAGTTTGTAGCAATGGAAGAAGTTAGCAACATTACAGCATTTAATACAGATCCATTTAGCACTTGGAAGAGTGCTTTTAGAGAATGTTCAAAATTAGCAAGCCGTTCGATAACTGGTCAGATTGAGGATGAAACTCAAAAAAGGCTAGATGTTTGGTGTACTAAAGGTGGAGAAAAACCGTTTGGTAAGTATGCGATTGATGGTGCTATTAAAGGTAGAGCGTTTGGATTAGCTAATAAAAATGATCGAGAAATGTTAAAAAAGATAAACGATTGGAATTGGCTAGAAAATGAATTCAATAAACAGTGATTTTCAAAAAATACCTTGGGAGGATATACGTGAATTTGGCCAAAGAACTCTTTTGGGGACTGATCTTTTTACTGTTAGTTGGATTCTTGCTAGGTTCTGTAATTACAACTGTAGCTATTGTTGGCCTTATGCTCGCAGTTCTATACCCGATCATTTTGCTTTTGAAGTTTATACAAGAACGATTGACGAGATAAAAAGACAAGCACGGAAAAACGGATTTACAGATTTCCATTTTAGTTTTAGTGGAGGCGAACCTACTGCTTATAAGAATTTTGATAATCTATTACACTATTATGTCGACGATACTTTACCTGCTTATCAGAGTTTTCATATGACTAGTAACTGTAGTCCAGGAATGAAGTGGTGGACAAAAACAATTGAAACATTAAAGAAATTTTCACGGGCTAGTATAACTGCTAGTTTCCACGCCGAACACGCAGATGAGATTGAATTCGGTGATAAACTATTGCTGTTAATGGAAAACGGAGTACATATCACGATTAACCAAGTAATGGTTCCAGAATTATTTTATGAATATTATGACAGGTGTTCACGTTTCCATACCCGTGGTATTAATGTAACTTTAAAACCACAGAGTGATCCTACAGCAAGTTTTGTTGTAAATGGTTATACCCCTGAAATGATTGATATTATGCAAACGGGATTTCCGCAAAATTCAAATGGCGAACCTATCTATCAGATAGAATTGAGAGATAGTAAAAATAATACGCATCTGTTTGATCAAGCAGAAAGGTTCAATGCTTATGGATTTAATAAATTTAAAGGATGGATGTGTAATAGCGGATATCAAAGTGTAATTATTAGAGGAAACGAAGTTAAACGCAGTTACAGTTGCCACGATGTACCGTTGGGTACATTAGATAACGGATTTAATCTTTTTGATGCTCCAAAAGTTTGCATAACTAATAGTTGTGTAAGTTCAGCAGATAGTAAGGTACCAAAATGCAAGTAGATATAAATCACGTTTTGTTCTGGATGGATGCTATACGCAATAGCGAAGATAGATATAGAACCCTTGAAAGCTTTTGGAAAGGTCAAGTACAAAGTAAAACCTGGTTAATTGAAAATATAGTACCTTGGGTTCTTTCAATACCAAATAATATTGTTATACATGGCGGGTGGAATGGTGTCTTAGCAAGTCTACTATTCCAATCAGGTATACAAGTAAACAAGATCGTGTCTATAGACATTGATCCTGCGTGTGAAGAGATAGCCAGAACTATGAATAAGATAGAAGAAATGGAAGGTCGATTTAAAGCAATAACCTGTAACATGGCAGATTACGAATATGAATTCTATCCAGACATTGTAATTAATACAAGCTGCGAACACATAACACAAGAAACTTATGAAACTTGGCTTAAAAAAATACCATCAAATTCTCTAAAGGTTTTACAGAGCAATAATTATTTTGAGTTGCCCGAACATATACGATGTGCTAAGAATCTAAAAGAATTTAAAAGCCAGAGTAAAATTAAAGCATTAACAGCAGCTAAATTAGAACTTCCAAAGTACAATAGATTTATGTTAATTGGGTAATTTCTATATTAATGTTTCTTTTTGATAATCGATAAAATCATCTGGTTTAATTAATCTTCCGTCAGCCTTGCTACAACTAGCAGCACAAATTGCTAGTTTACCAGATCTATAGTGTTTATCCCATCCATCTTTTATTTTTAGAAAAAATTCATCGTTTACAACGTCTAATAAATTATTTTTGTAAAGATTTATTTTATCTTTATTTTCGTCAGTCCATAAACTATTCCATCCGTCGTCAATTTTAACATTTAATCCATCTAATAGGAAAACATTTCCAGCTACATAACAGCAAGGATATGCCAACCCCGAAGCATCTATATAAACTGTACGCCTACCAACAGAATAACACTCAATCTCGCTATTTTCTAATTGCTTAATATATCCAAAAAGATCCTGTGTTCTTTTTTCTGAAAGAAGTTTATGTCTGTGTTCTGTTAGGGTAGTTGGCATAAGTTTATCACCATTTTCTAATATGTGTTCTAACCCAAACATATCATCTATTAGGAATCTATGGCTTTGTTTAGCTACGAAATTTACAAATCCCATATCCTTAGCTAATGTTTTTGCTTCTTCTATCTGATGTTCGTTGTGTTTAAACACTATAAATTGCCAATGTGCGATACCACCTGCTTGTATAAATGCAGCAGCATTCTCCATTACTTTATTCCAAACTACGTTTTTTCTATATAAATGATTAGTATCGGATAGACCATCGATAGCAAAATATACTACGTGATCTGTATTTTTTAGTATATTGCCCAAGCTCTTCCAAAATTCTATGTTTTTCATACCACCATTTGTGCTAATAGTTATTGTAGCTTGCGGTGCTTTTATTTTTACTATCCTACATATGTCTAAAAAATTTGGACCAGCGCACGGATCGCCGACTACTCCGGCAAATGTAATTCTTTGCAATGAGCTGTATACTTGCGCTGAAATCCTATCAATGAAAAAATTATTAGTTAGATATCTCTGTTTAAACCAACTATGATCGCCGGGTTTGAATTCTCTAGCACATTGCGGACAAGCAGCATTACATATAGAACTGCTTTCAATTTCTAGCTCGTCTATCCTATCATAAAACATCATACGTTCAACGCTTTTTCTATAAAATCTTCTGGATAATTAGTACGAAAACTTTTCCAACATAAAAATTGCAGCTTTTTAAAAGTCTGAGGTTGATCCCATTCTATTCCTAGATCTTTTAGGTATTTTTTAAGTTCGTTTTGTCTAGTACTATAGATATGGCTTTCAACATCTTTAATAGATATCAAAGGCTCGCTTTGATGATAGGTAAAGAAATAATTAATACTTTTTAATTTTCCTTCTATTAGAAAGTAACTGCTAGGATGCATCGAATATTTGTATAATCCCAAACTCCTGTGTGCCTCAACTATTCTAATCATTTGATCTTGCCAATCAGGCAACACACTGTCATAATTAGATTGGTCGCACTTTGATCTTTCCCAAAAATCTACACCGTCTATCTTTAAGTAGATTTTCCTGTTTGTGTGATCTATATCGAGTATTTCTGGGACTAGATCCGGAAAATTCAATGACATTATCGTTAGGAATTTAACTTCTCTTTCCCATTTTTCCTGCATTTTTTCAGGATCGATCACTTCGTTTTGCCCTTTGTGATAATCGCTATCGTTGAAATACCATTGTACAAATGTTTTTTTATCTCTGCTTATTAAACTAGTGTAAATAAGATTGTTACGACAAGGCCCGTCGCCGGGTACATTGTTAAAATAATATTCATAATCCATACAAGTAATTATCTTGTAGCACAAACAGGAAAAAGAAATGATAAGAGGAATCGGCGGAACACCATATCTAAACATGGAACCTTATCTAGACATGGACACATTTGCTAATCTACAGCCGGAAATAATGAGAGGATTTGCAGAAGCTAGAGAATTTGCCAAAGAAGGAACCTGGATGAAACCTGGATTTTCTTTTGACAAGGCTAGTTATATTATAAATTGGAAACCAATCTATAAAGCATTGGATGAATTTATGGCATTACCTGATGATGATCCTGTTAAGATAATGGGTTTACCTATGTACAAGGATTTCTCAAATTATAAACAACGTAATAAGTTTACACGTTATCTCAAAATGGCAACTGGTGCTTATGATCCTTATATCTATTACTTCCTATGGGAAGAAGGTAGTTGGGATGATAGAACTGCTGCCCGTAAACTTACAGAAGAAGCAGCACATTTTCCAAATGTTGTTAAATGGGTTGAAGATACAATAACAAACGGTATCTTTGAACATATTGGTAGAGTTATATTTTTCCATTGCGAAGCTGATGGCGTACCATTTGAGCATAGAGATCTAGATGGAAAGTATGGAAACAATCAAGATTATTCCCCTCATAGGAATGAGTTTATCCATATACGTCCTAATACTAAGAAACCATTTTATCTATGGGATCCTGATCGTAAAGATCGAACTTATATAAATTCTAGGGCAGCTTGGTGGAATGATCAAGATTGGCACGGTGGTGATAGGATAATGGAACAGAGTTATGGTCTACGTATTGATGGAAAGTTTACAGATGAATTCCGTAAGCGGTTAGGTGTTGATCATTTGGAGAATTATTAATGTCCAAAATAATATTAACAGGACATACATCACCCGTTGGTATGATTTTAAACAAATATCTAAAATCTAAATACGAAGTTATAGAAATATCTAGAACTACTGGATATGATTTAAGAAATAAGCTCGATATAGATAACATAATAGAGTTGTCTGATAATGCTGATCATTTTGTTAATTTAGCCAATGTCGGAAATAGCCAAACTAAGTTGCTATTAGGTGTGTATAATAATTGGGAATCAAAAGAAAAATGCGGAAAGATAATAAATTTTGGAACTTTTGCAACTATGATTCCTATACAAACTTTATGGAAATATTCAGCTGATATGGAAATGATTTCTAGTAAATTATTACTAGAAGAAACACATAAGCAATTACAAATGAAAACATTATTTGGAAGTCAACCACAATCTATATTGATAAGATTTATGAATTATGGTGCTAAGACTGGTAGTAGGGCTTCTGAGCCATATACTGATGAAAATAAAATGATAGAAATGTTTGATTTTGTTTTAAATTCTACTAGTTATATTTCCGCCTTAGATTTTAGAGAAATATAGTCATTCAAATATTACTAACTGGTACGATATCTTTGGAACAAATCCAATATTAGCAGTTCCATGCCATTCTCTAGCTTCGTCAAATAGATATAAATCTCCAGCTTTCCAGTCTAATTGTGTATCTTTGTAGATAAAAATATGTCCGGGATCTCTATCCTGACAAGCCATCCAATATCTTTTCACATTTTTTTCTTCATCTGGAAAGCTGTCTATATGTAATGGAAACATTTCTCCTGGGTTCATTTTACTAAACCACCATTTAAATCTATGTTTAGTTTCTAACGGCGGATCTAGCCAACCTACGTGATCGTCAAAATAGAATTGCCAAGATAATTTTTTGTAATCGTATCCTGCTTCAAGCCACTTCTTATATACAGAACTTTTACGATATTCGTCACCTTCGGATTCTAATGGTCTCTTCTCACCTGGAGTCGTTAACATTATTTCAAGTGTTTTAGGATCAAGCCAATCTTTGTAATTTCCTATATATTCCATATGTATATTTAATGAGATAATTACTATGTGAACGAAAAAATCAAACAATACCAAGAGCAAATAGCTGACCTAACTGGATCTAAAACTTTCTGTATCTTGCCCTGGATACATATTGCCACTAGGCCAAATGGTGATGCTAGATTATGTTGCGGATCTAATGCTAGCGGTGCAAACACGGGTGATCATACCGTTGGACTAGTTAAAAAGCCAAACGGTGAACCTGCTAACTTTAACAGAGAATCGCCACTCGACGCCCTTAACGGTGAATATATGCGTGATGTGCGTATGACTATATTGGATAACAAGATACCCGATAGCTGTGCCAAGTGTTTTGAAGAAGAATCCAACGGAGTAGTCAGCAAGCGCCTATGGGAAATGCATCACTGGTCTGATAAACTTGATATAAAAACCATAATAAGCAAGACCCAATACGACGGCAAGATCCCTCCCATTATAAGATATTTTGATCTTAGGCTAGGTCACACTTGCAATCTAAAATGCATAATGTGCAGCCCCCACGATTCTAGCAAATGGGTTGAAGATTACGATGCTATGATGGAGATGTCAGAGAGCCTAGAAGTTAAAAACCAGATTTCTTGGAATAAATCCACATTCAACAACACTTGGTATAAGAATGATCGATTCTGGGATCAGGTTTTTGATCAGATCCCGAACATAACAGAACTGTACTTTGCTGGTGGTGAGCCCCTAATGATAAAAGAACACAAGAGGTTCTTATTAGAAATACTGAGGCGCGGATACAACACTAATATAGGACTTAGATATAACACTAACGGTATATTCGTCACGGATGAAATGATCGATATATGGAAACAGTTCCGCAAGGTCAAGATAGCATTTAGCATAGACGATGTCGATCAGCGCAATTGGTACATACGATACCCAACTGAATGGTCAGCTGTATTGGATAATCTACGCAAGCTAGACAACACACCCAACAATATAGAGATTGGTATACAAGCAGCAGTACAAATATTCAACATAAAACTTCTACCTGAATTTGCTAAATGGAAACTCAGTATGGGATTTAAAAAGATAAACGATTATTATGTTGGAGATCACCAGAGTGGCGGTGGTCTTATCAATATGCATCTACTCTATCTCCCAACATTCCTGAGCGCACGTATACTTCCACAGCAAGATAAAGAAGAGATTAGGAACAAATTTGCAGAGTTTAAAGAATGGCTATGGAACAACTATAGGCAAGACGATGATTTTTGGAAAAACAATCCCTATGGATGGCAGCGTTGGGAAGCTATCTTAAAATTTGTTGGAGCTGAAGACCATTCATCACAGCTAGCGGACTTTAGAGAATATGTTAACAACCTAGACGAGATAAGATTCCTAAAAGCTAAGGAGATATTTCCTGAGCTCGCACATCTTCTTTAGTCAAGGGGATATCAGCTTCGCAGGTACACCAGTTTCGTGTGCATACGATTGGCTCTGTGGGTATATTGAAATCGCCATTATAGATGTTTCCAAGGCTGTCGCCGACCCTGCAGGTAGCACGATATACTTCACCGTCCCAGTTAATCATTAGGCTCTCAAGGCCCGCATTGCAAGTCCAACCTTTAAAATTGTTCATTTTTAACTTGATGATGTCGTTGGCGTGCATCTCCACGAGATCATCTATCAAGCAGTTTGGCCAGATAGTAGCTGTTGCGTTTTTGAGCCATTCTAGATCATCAGGATGATATCTCATATCGTCAAATAGATCGTGATTGCCTTCGGTCCAGCGTATCCTCCTTATCGCATATGGTATTTTAATCAGTTCGAGATCACGCTTTGCTATCCTAACATTTTCCATATGTTTATGGTGGGCCATAATGTGTACTAACACCCTATTGGTCCTCAACATTTCAAATTCCGTTATATTATCTAAGTGCCTTTCCCAATCTTTTTCAAAATGCAAGCTGAATACATATTGATCCACGATGTGCTGTTGTTCCGCATACCAGCTTGGCTTGCGTGTAGCATTGGTAGTCATACTCAACCAGGTTATGTTTTTAGATGTGTTTATAGCGTCTAGCAGCTCTTCTATGCGGGGGTGTACGCTAGGCTCGCCTCCTGTAAGACTTAGACGCACAGGAGCTTCTAATGCGTTTAAAACCGCCACTGTGCGTTTAAGCACTTCTATGTCTGTGTGGGGACTGTGATTATCGTGTATGTAATCTGGACAATAGGCACAGTCTAGGTTGCAGCGTTTGCCAAGATTCCATTCTATTTTAATAGTATCTTGGTGGTTCCATCGTCCTTTAACACTCTTCATATTATTTGGGTCTTTGCTATCTTCTGATATTGGCTGAGTTTATTTACTATACTGATCTTACTTAATCCTGTCAAGTTGCTATCTTCTATATTTAATTGTGCAACAGGTATTAATCCAAGTGCCATCTTTGGTCCCCAGTTTATCCCTAATTGATTTAGATAGTTGCTTTTATTGTCAAACCATTCCTTAAATTTTTCATATCTTTTGTTGTAGACGTATTCTAGTGTATCTAGTCCAAATTTAATCTGCCAATCTGCACTGTAATATTTCAAAGGTTTGATATTGTGATCACCAATAATCTTGTCGTTGTCTTTAAACACATCTAATAACGGCTTACCTACTTCACAATAATTAGAATATACTGTACCAAACCTCCACTTAAATGTAAAATGCTCATAATCACTGTCTGATAAATCAAATCTAGGTCTATCTTTATATGTACCAACTATTGTAGCATACGGATGATTTGTTAAATGTAATAAATCATCACTGAAACAAAAGTGTTCGTACTCGTGTATTAATATGTTGAATTGACAAATAGATTCTTGTGCTTTAATATTAGCAGATAAGTACCAATCGGATTCTTTACCTATTGGTCCTCTTAACTGTTCAAAAAACTTATGCAGGAAATTCATAGTATCTTGATTGGGATTTTCTTCTACCTTAGTATTAATTAAATTTGGATAATATTGATTAACTATATCTATCTGCGCATTGAGCATTGATACAAAATATGCTCTATCCTTAATACTGTCAGGCCAGTTAGTAAATCTGTCTCGTTCAAATATCTCATAGTTTTGCGAAACTTCTTTTGCCCATTTTTGTGCGATATTTGTATCAAGTATATCAAATATTACATCATATTCTTTTTCATTATTACAAATAGTCAAACAAAACTTATTATACATAGTCTAAAAACTCTGGCACTACGCCTGTAATAGGTTTCTGATTCCTGCGCAAATCTAATCGCTTATTAAACTCTAAGAACTTTGGCCATAGGTGACTTTGATCTTTTGAATTTAGATAGTTGATATTGTCTTGTATCTGCCCTAGTGTTATATCTAATAGTATTGGCTTTTCTTTTACTAGACGGAAGTTCTTCACACGGGGCTTTATAGCTTCTAGTCTGCGTATAGCTTCTTGCTTTAGTTCTTGCGGAATAACCTGCGCTGAAAGCAAGTTTGGATATTCAACTCTATTTCCATAAAAAACGATGCCAATATCATCTAGGAAATACTCAATCATTTTATCAAGTATCATAATATTACCAGCTTGTACGCACACAGCTCCAACTATGCGTGAAATATTAGGTATAGTCTGTACAGTTTTGATATTCTTAACTAGGTCATTCCAACTGGCATTACCTCTGATATGTTCATAGCTCTCGCCTAAGCCGTCTATACTGACGTTTAGTGCAACGCTTTTAAACTTTGGCCAATAGTCCCAGATGTTCCTATCTCCCTTTATACCTAGCACTGATAGATTTGTGGCATACTTTATTTCAATATTCTCACCGTAAGGTGCAAACATATCTAAGATACGATAATGCTGCGGATCCATTAGCGGTTCTCCACCTGCAAATTCTGCCCTGCGGAAGTGAGGTACTATCTTGGCGAAGCTATCCCACCAATTTGGATTGTCATCAAACGCATCTAGATAGGGCTTTTTCATTAGGTTGAGATCACGTATAGCGTCAACCATAAAATTGCCTTCTTCTTTGTAGAACTCTTCTACTTCATTCCAGTCATTCCAGCTGGTACTATCCATAGGATGGCACATACGGCATTTTAAATTGCAGAGATTGTTTAGTTTAATCTCCATTGTTGGCACTTCAAATGGCATAGTGTAATCATCTCTTAGTTTGCCAACTGCATCTGGATAGAGATTGATACGTGCCTCTGGTATGACGCCTTTGATGTGCCGTTGTCTTAGGCTTTCTACACCTTGATCTTCGAGACCAAAGCAAGGACTACACTCGCTCGGACGGTCGTTGTTAAGTACTTGCTCACGTATACGCCTCATATTCTTGTTATTCCAAATATCTTCTAGTGATTCTTTCTGTATCCAGCCTATAGGATGGCTACGGCAACAGACTAAAACACCACCATCACTACGAGTAGCAAGCCCACTAAACGGGTGCATACAAAATGTCTTTGATTCTACGCCCACTCTTTTACTATCCTTGCTGCTTGCGGGAATATCGCATCCCAGTCTTGTTTTTGATTCTTAGCGAATCTATAAAATCTTTCGGAAAACTGTTTCCTGTACACATTTACATCGTCAGTTATTTTCATTAGCTCATAATAGTTATGATAAAAGTCAATCCTACCCATTATAGCAGTCTTTGTTGTGTTGTTAACTGACGAAAGTGTGATCTCGTCTCTCAATTGATCAAATATCCTCTTTTCTTGGTCGGGTTCAAGTATTGCTATATTTAAGTAATGTGGAGCATATATAGGGTGGCTGGCACTTATTGAATGTGCATCCTTGTTTATCTTCTTAAAATCTTTCTCCTGCAACCAAAGCAGTGTTTTAGCATAATGCTCTATTGACAACATTCCTATAGTAGTAGATGTAAACACAGTAAACTTATCATCAAGTGAATCTAGCATTTTTAGATTCTTTTCAATTACGCTCCATTTACTTGGATAGCGTATAGCTTCGTCTGCTATGCCTATCGCATCTAGGCTCGCGCATATCTTTATAACCTTAAAATGTTGCCAAAGATCAAAAAGTTCCGGTGGAAATATAGTTATGTTTGAACTGTATTCTAATTCTATATCCTTAGCATATCCTTTTTCTATCAGTCCTTTAACGATATCGTAATGCTTTTTGATCATTAGTGGTTCGCCACCACCAAATTTTATCTTGTTTAGATTGTTAGAAGCAGTGACAAGTGACTTAACTTTTTCGTCACTTCTAACCCAATCAAAATCTCCATCTTTTGGATTTAAGCTGTAGATTTTCCTATCAACAGTAAAGTCATCATCTCCGATTATTTCTTTATAATCACTGTACCACTTAGTGGCCTCACCAGGAAAGCACATAACGCAGCGTAGATTACAGGGATTTCCCAGTCGTAGATCGTAGCTTTGTATCTCAACATCGTGTATAGTACCGTCGTCTGCTGTAGTTGCTACTGCTTGTTCATAGGTAAATGTATCTTTGTGTCGTATAGCTTCCCATTCGTTGCGTGATCTATGTCCAGCAGCAGATTCAACATTGCATCGACGGCATTGTTCCGGCCAAACATCGTTTAATATATCCCTGCGCACCTGTTTTAGGTTGTCGCTGTTCATAACATCAATGGTATCAAGGTCTTCAATGTTTAATTCTTGACCATCCTTTATCAGTACTGTGTTTTTATTTCCACCACTCTGGCTGTGGCTACACATACGCAGTGTTCCATTATTTTTAACAGCTAGATGTGTCCAAGGCAACGGGCACCATAATTTACTCACAAATTATTCCCTGTTTAGCTGTAGCCCAGTTGCGTTCCTTGCACCAGAAACATTCGTTACAAACTGGAACAGATTGATTGGGGACATAGTTGGTATAATCTAGATCCCTAAAATCACCTTCACAGCTACGGGTTATTTTCAGTAGATCCAGTAGATCTCTATCCTTATACTGTTTCATAACCCAATCTTTTTCGGTAAATCTAAATGGATGGCATATCAATATACCCATATGGATCATTGATTTTAGATGTGCATTATCCTCTGTTAGTTCTATAGACCGTGTGTGTAATCCTTGGAAATCTACGTCTCGGGGATTTCTAGTCACGGCGTTAAAGTAAGCATCAACACGATTATAATGGCACACATATTCACTAAAAGAGCGTATCTGTATGTTATCACCACTGACTATTTTGCCGTATTCGTCAACGATATTAGGACCTTTGCTCCCCCATTCTAGATCAGGTGCTATGAAATTAGTATATCTCTTGAATCGTATAGTTGGAAACTTTTTAACAAGATAATTGTAAACACCTAAGCTATCGTACTCCTGCCAAGGGCGCGATTTCCACATACGTATGTGTGAGATAATGTGTATAGTTGTATCATTATCCTTGGCTAGTTCACATAACGTGTTTGCTAACAATGCGCTATCGGCACCACCACTGAGGCTGACAGCTATATTTTTCCATTCGTTAACAAATGGCACTTCAACGCCATCAATATTATGCATCATTTTCCAAATACCTCATTAGCGGAGTCAATCCAACTGGTTGTAAACTTTTTGTTAATGCGAGGTGTATGCTGTGTGTCTGTGTTAATCCAAATTCATCGCATATCTTTTTGTTATTATTCCCATAAGTATCCCAAAGATAGTCTGGCGGGAGATTCTTTAGATAGAAATTACCAATCATAACCATTGCGCTATTAAGCATATGATGATCATTCATTATACTGATTGAATCTACAGGATGTTCATCCTTGTGCCACCGCACACCTATCCTATTCCATCCGAGTCCTAATCCTTTGCTTAGGCTTATACCCACACTTTTTATAGCAGGGTGGCTTAAATCTATGTTTAGATCTCTAGCGCAAGTTATCCAAGCACCATCTAAATGTACAGGTATCTGTTCAACTAGGCATTTGCTTAGTATTGTGTTCATAGATAGCGGACTACCTGTGCTAGGAAATGGAAATGCTATGATCAAAGGTTTCTTATACCTTAGATAATCAACATTGCTAATAAATTCTGTGTTGTGTGCTAGTCTCTCGTGATATTTGTAATCACCTCTAATGACCTGTACCGGACTTTTCATATATAGATTATCGATAAACTGTGTGCAACCAGTCATAACATCTCGACGTTTGAAGCTATCAAATCCCCGTATGGAATTTAGTTTTGAATTTACTATCCAGTCCTCTACGTTCTGTTTAAACTCGTCAAACATCTCTAGAGAAATATTCTTATCTACTTCTCCATTTAACACACGATACGATAATTCCTGCATTTTTCTATCTGACAAAGGCTGTGGCCCGTGTACTTCAAGCCATTCTTTGCTCCAGGATCCTGCTACTTTTATCTTTGTCATAGTAATATTTACTTGTAAAAGCACAGTCATAAATATTTCTATGCTTTCAAAGACTGATTACAAGTTTCCCATACAGCCAATACTTGAACAATTTGAAACTATACCTTATTTTGACTCTAGGCTAACTCTAAATGAAACAGATGGAAATTTACTAACTGGAAAATACAGGGTAAAAGCCGAATATGTCGGAACACCTCTAGGCAATGTACTAGAAGCATTAGGTGATATAGGCGAGGCCCGACTATTAAAACTAAAATCAGAAGAAGTATACACAGCACACTGTGATCCAGATGACAGATACGATCTGGTTATAACAACAAATCCCCATTGCTATCTAATTGATATAGAAAAGAATATTATGCATCATCTAGAACCTACAGGTGACGTTTGGAAACTAGACACGAGCATACGACACACTGCGGCCAACTTTGGCAGCAGAGAACGTGTCTATCTAAATGTACGGGAGAGATTGCCAGGATTCGAATCACCGGGTGTTAAGTTTAGTTTTAGTGGTGGTGATTTTGATTGGAAGCAGATATTATACGAAGATATAATGAAGTATCTCAACTGCAAGATCAAATCAGGCGAGATCTGGGGTATAGAAAAAATCAGCGATCTAGAACTGAAGTTAAATGCTACGGATGAAGTAGTTGATTTTATCAAGACAAACGCAGAGTCTAAAGGATTTGCTGTGCAGATAGATCATTCCTAGTTATAAATTGATCGTTTGGTTTCGCTATAGGATCTTTAGAAAACGTACCACAGCTACGTGCGCACACGATCATTTTCTTTTGATGCCAATATTTCTGCCAAACAGTTTGGTATCCAACAGAATCTATTATATCTAGTATGGATTTCTTCCTAGCATCTATCAGATCAAACCCACCTAGTGCGTCTACTAGTTCATAAAATTCTCCAGTGATTTCTTCTCGTATCTTTCCTATCAGATCGTTTGATTCTTTTGGTATATAAGGCAAACTGCCGACCCAACAGCAGGGATACATATGTCCATATGCATCAATGTAGACTTCTTTGACATCTCTCACGTAGCATTTGATATCACTGCCATCTACATATTCTCTATAATGTTTGATTATATTGTTGTCAATAAGCTTGAGATTGGAATAATCTGATGACTGTATCTGATATATGGTCTTTCCAGTCTTATCGAACACGTCGAATTTATTAGTCATCAAGAATCTAGAGCTGTCTTTCATAACAAACATTTTAAACCCTAGTGCCGTCGCTAATGCTTTAGCTTCTTCTACTTGATCTTGATTATGTTTGAATCTTATATAGGCCCACTCAGCTTGCCCACCGTTGTTGATAAAAGATTTGGCGTTCTCTATAATCTTTTCAAACTTTGTCCCTATCCTGTATATCTCGTGTGTGCCCTGTAAGCCATCTATAGCAAAAATAACAGTGTGATTTTTTGGCAGTGTCTTAGCTAGTTTACTCCACCAATCTAGGCTACGTAGACTTCCATTGGTATGTATGCGTATTTCTATGTTGGGATTTTCCCCAGCAGCATATGCACACATATCAATTAGGTCGTCGTTTAGCAGTGGATCTCCAAAGTTTCCACAGAACATAATTTTTTTAAGTTGCTTGATTAGTGATATAGGGAATATAGTTTTAAAATCGCCCAAAGACCATTCACATTCTTTTAATAAGGGATTTTTTAGACCACTATGTATATTTCGAGTACACATTGGACAAGCAGCTTGGCAGAGATTTGTTATTTCAAGATGTACTGCTTCGAGTGTTTTAGAATCAAACATTATTTCTCTTTTCTAGATTCAGTTAAAAATACTGGATAATTATTAACATATTTAATATATTAATTTGTTTGGAGAATAATAGTGTACGAAATGATATCTTGGTCTTCTGAAATGGATCTAACTGAATTTTATGATCTTGCTTTAAAGAAGGGATTTTTAAATAATGCTAGCCAAAAAGCCATGATTGATTGTTTCAATAATGAAAAACAAAAACAAATATGGATATTACATTATAATGGAAGACCAGTTGGCGCAGTTGGATGTCATAGTTTAGAGATAATGGGTCCAAATGCTTATAGGATATGTGCCCGTAATTGTGTTTTAGCTGAGATTGCAGGTGAACATGGTATGGCAACACGTAACAATGCTATACGCAAGCATCAAAACTTTACAGATCAATATTATATTCCTGCTTGCATAGAATGGGCAGGTATAGATAAGGATCTCTATATTACAACGAACGAATCACCTGTGGCTAGCCAAAGATTGGTACATAGGATATATTGTCCAACTCACGCCGAAGCAGGCCTATTAACAAATACTGGCGAAAAGGAATATCGCGGAACTACGCAAACATTTTGGAAATTAAATGTTAAGAAATTTTATAAATCTCTTAACAGTTATCCTAGATGGTAATTACGGGTTAACTGGTGTTCCGTTATCTAGATTAATCCAAGCTCCGTTTTGATATCCTTGGAATCTATTTGAAATTCTATTGTATATTATCATTCCGTTTATTGGAGTTAGTGCGTTTCTTTGCGAAATACTATAGTTTCCAACTACTACATAACCTGAAAATTTACCAGTACCGTTAACATCTAATGTTTCAGTAGCATCAGATTTGTTAACTCCTAATCTTCCAAATGAATCAAAACTTAATACTTTTGCATTAACAATATTAGTATCTATCATATTGGCAAATATAAGTTTACCAGGAGTATGCCCGGTCGAAACGGTAGCGGCATTATCTATTTGAAACTGTATAGCACTAGATAAAAGATAATTTGAACCGTCGTGCGCATTAACTCTGTAATTTAGCAGAACATCGCCAGCTTGTATTCTTGCAGGAGATGCTAATGTACCTCGATTTACTCTATGTTCGATATATGCGCATTCACGACCAAGTGTAATGCTGTTTATTTGACTGTATGGGATCGATCCATCGGAGTTACTAACAATAAGTTGATTATAATCTTGTATATGTATCCTACCAATACTATGATTATCAGCAGATGTAAAAGAATCAGAACTAGATATAGTACTGCCGTTAATCGTCATTAGACCAGTATTAACATTACCTGTAAGATTTCCAGTAACATTTCCTGTTACGTTGCCTGTATGTGTTCCAATAAAAGATACAGCAGTAATAGCTCCTGTTGTTCCATTTATTGTTAAATTACCACCATTTGTTATTGATCGTGTGTTAATATTTAAATTTGAACCCAATGATCCGTTAAAGACACCATTAAACGCCGAAGCAGCTATTGATCCTGTGGCACTATTGATAGAAATTCCACCACCTGCTATCTTGTACGGGGTAAGGGTTAAATCACCATTTATTTGACCTTTTAAAACACCAGTTGCTGAGAGTGAAACTTGGTTTCCTCCTAATGTTGAACCATCACCTACAAACAATATCTTAGTATCGGTAGTATAAATTAGCTCTCCTTCGGAAGGAGTAATAAGGACTCTTTCAGCATTAGTTCCCCGCCTTAATTGTATTGACATAGAATAACTCCTGGTAATATCTTTTAGTATTTATCCAGGAGCAATCGTAATCAGGCAGTGTTATAACCACTTCGATTTAAATTCATCTAGCTCGCGTTTGCTAAGATCAAACTTTTTAGCGATCCCGTCCTCGCTACGGAAATCTTCAAGTAGATCAACCCATTTTTCTTTGCTAATTAACTTCTTTAGTAGAGATATTTCAAGTTTGCTAACCTTAACAGAGTCTACAGCATAATCTTCAAATGCCTCGCAAGCTAAAGGGAAATGTGGTCTAGCTAAATTGTACATAGCACAGGCAAATTCCTGTATCTCCCACTGTGCGTGGCTATCCATACGTAGACGAGCCATATGTAAGAAGTTCTTTAGGTTAGCCTTCCAATAGCACTCAGTATATCCACCTACCGGGAGGATCGCACGAGCAGTTTCTCTAGCCAGGCCAAAATCGTTGATATGGCGTTCATAGAGCTCATAGTTGTAATCCCACGCTCCGAGCATATCGTCAATGACGTGTTGTCTTTGGATGTCATCAAGTTCACCTTCTCTGCCCTGCTTATTGGTTGTACTTTGAGGTTTGAGGTTCTGCGGTTCGGGTATATAGAATTCGTCGGTAATAACCGAGTAACGGGCCGAATATTCATTTAAACTCGCTGTCCTATGTCTAACTAGCTGCCTCATCACAAAGATAGGGAGCTTGATATGGAATTTTACTTCGCACATTTCAAAAGGAGTAGTATGCTCGTGGCGCATCAGATAGCGGATCAATCCGCGATCACCCTGTACTTTCTTAGTGCCTTCACCGTAGCTAACTCGGGCTGCTCTCACGATAGCATCATCACTGCCCATATGATCTACTAATCCCACAAACCCGTGATCTAATACAGGTACATATGATTTGTCAGCATCAAAATCGATTTCGTTTCTTAATGTCATTTTTTTTCCTCTTTATAATGTATAATAGCATAATTTACGCATTTGTCAAAATAAAAAAATAATTCTATGCGTATTTTTTGATAATTAATTTTATGGATCAACAACACATAGATTTTATTAACCAAATTTCACCTTCATTTTGTGCTGCTAAGTGGGTACAAACTACATTGTATCTCCAAACTGGATTTAATCATAGTTGCCATCATCCTGTGCCCCATAAGATTCCTTTAGAAGAAATAAAGGAAAACTATAAAGCGTTACATAATACTCAGTTCAAAAAAGATCAAATGAGGAAAATGTTAAACGGCGAACGCCCTAGTGAGTGTGATTATTGCTGGAAAGTCGAAGACATGGGAAATGTTAGTGACAGATATTTTAAAACTTCAGAGCCCTGGGCCTGGCCCAATGTTCCAAAGATTTTAGCATCGGGTACACGTGATATTAATCCTTCTTATTTAGAAATTAGTTTTTCTAATGTTTGTAATTTTAAATGTGCTTATTGTACCCCAGACATAAGCAGCAAATGGGCCGAAGAGATAAAGCAATTTGGCACCTATCCAACATCACATAATACAGGAAATTCTAGACCTACGTATAATCATAATGAATATAATCCATATGTTGAGGCATTTTGGAAATGGTGGCCTGAATTATCAAAAAATTTAAACAATCTAAGATTAACAGGTGGTGAGCCATTGTTGAGCAAAGATGTTTGGAGTCTATTAGAAAAATTAGAAAATGATCCTGATTTAAATCCTAATCTATCATTGGGCATTAACACAAATTTGAATGTTCCAAAAGAATTGATAGAAAAATTAATCGGATTTATCAATAGGATAGCTCCTCGTATTAAATCAGTTGAGATATTTACAAGTAACGAAGCTATTAATGAGCAAGCTGAATATATTAGATATGGATTAAATTATAAAGAATGGTATTCTAATCTAGATGATCTACTTTCTAGGATACCAAAGAATTCCTTTGTGGGTATAATGACAACTATAAACATTCTTTCATTGAGTACGATTGATCTATTTATTGAAGATATGATGTTTCTTCGAAAGAAGCATTTTACTTCCTATGATCGTAATATGTTAATATTGAGTATCAATTACCTACGTTGGCCACCATTCTTACATCCAGGATTAGCTCCAAGAGAATTAAAAGATTCTACGATTAATAAATTAGAAAAAATAATGGAAAAATATAAAAACGGTGTGTTTGAAACCGAGGGGCATTATGCAATGCTTTATCAATCTGATTTGGAAAGGATGCGTATGTTATGTAATTTATTAAAAACACATACGATTTCGGAAAAGATATTTGAAAGAGATTATAAAGATTTTTGTTTGTTTGTAACTGAGTATGATCACCGCCGCGGCACTGATTTTAATAAAACCTTTCCAGAATTAATTGAGTTTAAGAATAGAGTAAAATAATGGATGATAATAATTTAGAAGATGACATAATCCTATGTTTCCAACATTGGAGCGAAAAATATCAATGGTGGATACCGAACTTGAATCCTCCAGATTTAATGTTTGACGGAAAACCAGGAACCCCAACAACTCATAATATACAATGGTATGATACAGATTGTGGAGGAATTCAAATGCACATATCTGATGAGGAAATTTATGAAAGGAATTTTCAACCGCGTAAAGGAGAAATATTGTATGGTCACAAAAATATAAAATTTGAAAGATTTGATAAATTAGGAATTGATCAAAAATATATATTTCCCGTTTTTATACAAGCAGGTGATTTTTTTGCAAGGCAAGAAAAATGCGGATTTGATTTTGTTGATAAGCGCATAATTGAACACGTAAAGGATGGAAAAGCAAAAATTGTGTTTATTTTTCCAAATGAAGCACATTTTAATCTAGGTTGGTACACTAACCCATCAAATATTATAGATACTATGTGTATCAAAGAAGGATTAACAAAAGATCAAGTTTATTTTATACACGGGGAATTTAATAGTCCGTTAACTACAAATTACACTTATATTCCAGTAGATGTTTTTCAAACTTGGTTAACTTATCCAAGGATTAATCCATCAGTCTTTAATCCTGTTGATGACAAGAATTTATTCTTAAGTTATATACGAAGAACCCATAATCATCGTCTTCTATATATTTGTGAATTGATAGAAAACAATCTATTGAATAGGGGGTTAGTAAGCTGTCAAGGAGATGCGCAAAGGGATTCTGTTGATCGAGTAAAACAATTATGTCGCACTGATTTAACAGCAGCAGCTAAGGTATTAGATATTATACGACCTATTACGCTAGATGTAAAAAATTTATCAAAAGAAAATCCAGCAAATGTTATATATTATGAACATTATGATAGAACATTTATGTCAGTAGTTTTAGAAACACATTATAATAATGAAGCAATATTTTTCTCGGAAAAAATTTGGAAACCAATATCTGCTGGACACCCGTTTATGGTAATAACCGGAATGAACTTTTTAAGAGAATTGAAAAATCGAGGATATAGAACATTTGATAAATGGTTTGATGAAAGTTATGATACTATGCCTAATTTAAATGATCGAATTTCTTGCGTCATATCTGAACTTAACAGATTGTCGAAATTGACTATAGAAGAATTGATAAATCTACGAAAAGAAATGGAAGAAGTTATTATACATAATAAAAAATTATATAATTTTGAATATATTGAAAAATGGCAGGGCAATCCTAATGAACCTGTTTATTTTGAGATTAAAAAGATATGGGATAATTTTTAATAAAGAGGTTGCCGATGATAGATAACATTCGTAAAACTATAAAAAGAATAGTAGTATTTGGTGATTCAAATGCTTTTGGTCACGGATTACCTGATTGCACAGATCCAGATGGTAGATACGAAATTAATAAACCAAGTAAAAATGCATTTCCGGCACTTATTGGAGATCATTTTTCAATTCCAGTAATTAATCTAGGTATTCCGGGCGCTAGTAATGATTGTATTTTAAGATTATGTTATAATTATTTGATGTCTATACCAGCTATTGATGATCCTAATAATGCTCGTCCGTTTTATCGAGATGGAGATTTAGTAATAATAGGATTAAGTATCGCTTCGAGAACGGAGATTTTTAATGGGTTTAGATATGAAAATATTTTATCTAACCTTGAAAAAATGCCTCAGAACGGAGAATTAATGAAATCTGCACAGTATATTATGTCCTTAACAACAGATGAAAGTTTATTTTTAAATTTAATACAAAAAATTTCTGTTCTTAAAGCAGCAATGCGTGGAATAGATGCATATCATCTAATTTGTCATTTATTACCACCGATGCACACGAATTATTTTCCAATGTATAAAGATACAACACGAAAAATTATCAGTGTGATCCAAGCCTATGAATCGCAATGGAAAAATCTCCTAGATACAAATTATATACCATATGATATCCATGGATTGTCAATTGGTAATTATTTAAAATGTGGACATCCGAATGAAATCGGGCATAAAATAATTGCAAATTTTCTTATTGAAAAAATTAATGAGATACATAATTATGATTAAACATCTTGTTACATCCGGTTGTAGTTTTTCAGATAATTATGGTCAAAGATGGCCGCATTTTTTATCAGAAAGAACAGGAACAAATCTCTATAATAGAGGACAAGGCAGTTGCGGAAATGGGTGGATAGCTAAAACAGCTATATATCAAACACAAAAATTATTAGATAACGGTGTAAGCCCAATTGATATTTTAGTATCTGTGATGTGGTCTGGGATTGACCGTAAAGAAGTTTTTATATCAGCTAACGAAACTTATAATTATAAAGATTTAAATAATGGGTTAGCCTACTCAAGAAATCCTGTTAATTTTATTGATCACGAACCCAATACTCCAGATATATTTTCTAACGAGTCAGGGTATCTAATTGGATCGATGCATTGTTCGTTTGTTAATGCTAAAATAACAAAATTCAAACAGGATCTTATATCAAAGTATTTTAATGATGAAGCATTAGCTATAGAAAGTTATGAGAACTTCTTAAGACTGCAATGGTATTGTTCTAGCAAAGGCATCAAATTAATAAATCAAACATATATGGATATAATACATTATCCAAATCGAGAAAAGAACAAGTTGACTAGAGATTATTATAAGAATGTTAAACCATTATACAATATGATTGATTTTTCTAAATGGGTGTTTTGGGGCGATACTGGTGGACTTTATGAATATACTAGAGATAACAATTTGCCATTTTATGATGATAATGTACATCCATTAACTGAATCACATAAACATTATGTTGATAATTTTTTAATAAAAGAGTTAGGTAAAAAGTTACTTCTTACCTTTTAAGAATCTCTTAGTAGATTTAGTTACATCTCTTTTGATTTGCGGAATGTCTAAACGGAAATCTACGTTGGCTATGTCCTTTTCGTAATTAGTAAAAAGGTCAGTGAGTTCCTTCGGAAGATTTCCGTTCATTAATTCTCTATCTTTTTTCTTCAGTACCACATCCCATTGATTTCCATCCTTAAACGTTATTACTACATTATGTAAGTATTCTAACGGTATGGAAGAAAGATCTATATCTGAGAATATTTCAGGCCACTGATCAATTATGTTCTGGTTCAGTATTTTTTTGTTTTGTCTTGGCACTGCTCTTCTTCTTAGGTGGCTCTAGCTCATCTGCCATTTTCTTTAGTTTTTCAGCTTCCATAAGAAGTCGATTAGCTTCATTCCTCAAATCGCTAGCCGAAGACAACTCAGTTGCCTTAAGATTAGATGGAGACTCCTTCTTGATCTCAGGATATTCCTTCTGCTTTTCTGGAACACGAGAATGATTGCCCGTGTGATCCTTGATAGGAACTTCCTGAACATTGGTCTTTCTCTGCATATGTGGCATATCGCTCTTAATGGATAGCTCGTCTAAAGTAATACCCTTCTGTTCTGCAATCATTACATTGAGCTCGTCTAGACTGACTTCGTCACTCATAGTTGGAGTCATGATTACTTCAGCAGTTGCTACTCTCTTTAACTTGCCATTTAAGTGCAAAGATTCTAAGATATTAGCACCGTCCTGGAAGAAACGATTTGAAATATGATCGCCAAACTCGTTAGCCTGCTGCCCTAAAGCAGATTCAACTTCAACCATTAGTGCATTATGGTGCAACTCGTTAAGACTAGAAGTCCCAACTACTAATGCACCAAAAGCATCTCCGGGGAGTGTGCGGTAAATCACGCACACCTTAGCCCCATTATGCTTCATCTTTCCTACG